GTTGGGGACCGTGTAGGGGAGGAAGGTGTGATATAGGTCTTTGCAGAACTGGTGGAATAAGGGGTCATTTCCAGCAGCGGCATATGCAATACCTACGCATCGATTAGACATGTATTTGTCAATTGGGCCGTGTTCAGGGTAGCACAATTGGGCTAGTAGCTTGTCAAGGTCACGGGTTGGGTGGCCATATGAGCATTTGTAGCCAAGGAATTCGATCTTGTTCCTTAGTCTAGTGATAATGGTCTTGTCGCGGGACAGAACCATACCAAAGAACTTTTGACAGTGGGATTCCATAAATGAAATGAATTCATCTAGGGTTGTGAGATCCCAATGTGTGAAGATGACGTCGTCATCTCCTAGAACATAGGCGAGAATTTCTTTAATTTGCTCGAGTGTGCATCCAAAGTGGAATAGACTGTGGAGAAGTGCATACTTGTTGGCGTATCCATCAATGTATTGGGTTTCAAGCATTCCGGAGAGGATTCCGGCGACGGTTCGGGTGTAGGCGAAGCCATCAGCAAGGCAGAAAGCTGTGTTGAACAGCCAGTTGCGGAGGAATGTTATAATATTAAACATTCTCATGAACATTGCAGGTGTGGTGAGGTCAGAATAATCTGTCCATTCAGCAGTGGGTTGGTAGCCATGATTTATGACGATGAGACGGGGGAGAAACTTGGTGAAGTATTCATCGATGATAATCCAAGGGACTGTTTGGTCAAAGGACTTCCAGTCAGCGCAAGCATACGATTCGTAGCGTTGTGCGATCATATCAATGTAATGGGCGCCACCACGGAGGGTTTCGAGTCCATACATCATAGTAGATTTCATTGAGCGGGCGAGGATCTGAAGGGGGAAGGAGATCATGCATTCAAGGTGAAGGAATAGGGTATCAGTCGCGTAGACAGGGCGTTGTTTGAGGGCGCCGTCACGTTTTGAGATGTGGTTCCGGGTGAATAGCATAGCTGGGTGTTCATAGTAAAACACTTTAAGCTTGTCGTCAATGTGAGCAGGGGTGAGGTTTTCGGGGTTGAAGGGTAGACCAAATCTTTTGATGTGGTGTACGATAGTTCGGGCCCATTCATGAAAGGCGTTATAAAAATAGCCTTTTGAAGTAGTACGGTCAGCGTATTCGGGAGGGTGTGAGAATGCAGCGTGAGTGCGGTGTTCGTAGGATTGCCTATAGAAGTAGGACGTTCCGGTTGACAGGGGCATTTTGGTGTACTGAGTGTCGACATAGTGAAGGGGGAGGATGGGCTGGGCGTTGAATGTTTCAATGATGAGGTCATTGATGATGTCAGATAGGTCAGCGTTGATGTCGGGACGGGGCGATTGTGGGCGGTTGAAGTCTTTGAATGTGGCTTCAGTTGTACCTAGAGGTCGGCAGTAGAGTGAGAGTGGATAGTAATACTCAGGGTATTTGGACAGGACGAGGTGTCGGATGAGGGGGTGGAGTTGGAATCCAGTCTCAGGTACAGTGGGAGTGGGGGTCACGATGATGCCTGTGTGGTACTTGATCGGTAGAATGTTGATTCCTTTGGCCGGTTGGCGTTCAGGTGGAGTATCAAGAGGGTCATGATGAGTATAAAACTCAAAAGGCTGTCCTCGGTGAAGATTAGATTCGACGAAACCAGTATAAGTGTCGCGATGATGAGTGTGGTACTGATCGTTGAGGCGGGTCTCATAGTCGGTGAGTCTGAATCCTTTCATAAGACGTTGAAGGTCAAGTTCAGGGGTTTCGGTTGTGATTGAGGGGACTGTAGTACCAAATTTGTGGTATAATTTCCATTCAAGTGGGATAGTGTTGCGGACTTCGTGCAGGTAATTGCGCACGTTGTTGAAAACCATGTTGGTTGTGTAGAAGGGGTGAAAGGGTAAGCTTTATTCATGGGAGGATAGAGTAGACACTCTACA